GTCAAATATGAGCAGAACCCGGGTGTGGTACCACCGGCCAGATGGGCAAGGCTAGTTCCGGTCGACAAGTTTGAGAAAGAAGGTGGCGATACCAAGGATATGGAGCAATTAGAAGACCCGGGACCTCCACACGACAGGGAGGAGGATGTAAGGGATATACAGGAATATGATGTATCAGAGCATCAATTCGAGTTGGAGAAAGAAAAAACGCAGAAATACCCACCAATAGGCAACGAGTACGCAACAAGATTTGCGGTGAATGAACGGAAGAAGAAGCCTATGTCCATAACACGTAAGGACGAAGATGTCGTGATGACAACAAAGAGGACATTTACACGAAGGGTGCAGAGAAAGCTAGCGGCGGATGACATCTCGGTGGTACAGAGGGTGTTGTTGGCACAGCTCTCACCGGCGACGATACAACAGGACACAGTGATGTTCACGGCATCAGTGAAGATAAACGCAAATTGGGTCTTGTCGACGTTGCGGGCGGTGGCCGGACCGGACGGGGACACGGCGGGTGGAGTGGTGTATTTGAACCCGAAAAACGTACCTCTGCCAGCACTGGGGCTATTCCCAGGGGTCATTGACATGGGGCAGAATAGGACACTGGTTGCGGGCATGAACGTGACCGGACCAACACTGAATGCGGGGATATTCATTACACAGACACCAATTACGGTACAAGAACAGAAGCAGAAGCTTTTCTCAATGAACATAGGCGACCGTATAATGGCATCAGTACTAGGTAATACGGCGCTGGCGACAGGACAGTCATGGAATGCAGCAGTACAATTGGTGGGTATAGAACCAAATCCAGGCCCATCAGGGCCGACGAACAAAGAGATGCACGCACAGAACGGGAACATCGATGTACAGGTTTACGACCCAATACGTCAAATATACTCAATACACGAGCAGGGACACGAGGAAGCCACAGCAGACCAAGAGAATTCGGAGAACACATACTGGCCGCTGGCAACAGACGAGAGATATGTGGACCCGGACGAATGGATCAAACGGGTGGAAGAGGAGACGCAGATAATGATGGGTGCGTTGTGCAGGGCGGCGAAGTCACACTCACAGGTAGGTGGGGATTGGCTGCGCTACTCAATGGGATGTGTAGTGTTAGACGTAAACCCAGCGGAAATGAACTACGAGGTAAGTATACCACAGACGAAGGAGTTACAAGCATGGGCAACCAAACCAAAGGAGGAAAGAGAACGTAGACTGAGCTCACGTCAGGGGAGGTCGGGTATGACGGCAGAGGAAAAAGCCGCTAAGAAGGCTAGGGGCGGATGGACACCAGCGAAGCCCGAGGACGTGGCACAGAACAAAGCAATTGAGCAAGTAATACAAATGGTGGAAACCGACGTGGTATCGGCGTTCTACGCAATTGCGGTCTCGGGCGCACACGATCTGTTAGAACCACTGACAGCACGGTTGGAAACAGTGCGGGGACAGAATGTGAACACCTTGGTGGAGGTGTTCCAACAATACCTATTGGGCGGATACGATAGGGATGATTTGATAGATGACCTGTCAGTAGTTGACAAGGTACTAAACCACCACCTAAGTCGCGACTTCATACGCAAAGTTGAGCCAACATGTTCCACACCGTCAAGTTTACTTGAGGCAGTGGCGGATGCAGCAAATAGGGTTCAACATACAACAAATGGTAACATCGACG